CGACGCAACAGCGGGCGGCGCAAGCGCCAACAGCTACATAACACTGGCGGCGGCTGACGCTTACGTTGACGCGATGATTAGTAGCGCCGACGTAAGTGCCTGGAGTACCGGTGCTGATGATTTACGCAATCGGGCTCTTACTGCTGCTGCACAGCGCCTAGACCGCGAGCGTTTCATTGGGGCGAGGGCAGACGATACACAGGCCTTGCAATGGCCCCGGACGGGCGTGCGAAAGCCAGACACCTACGTCAACACTTACGCAACTGGGTTCCCATTTCGGATCTCTGAGGATTACTTCACCGATTCGGAGATTCCGGATCAGATCAAACGAGCGCAGGTCGAGCTTGCTGTTTATTTGAAAAACAACGTTGAAGGCATAAGCCTTGGCGGCCTCGAGGATTTTAAAAACGTCGATGTAACCCCTGACAAGACTGGCGCGATCGGTGCTGATCGTGTTCCGCCGATGTTTGAAAGGTACTTGACGGGTCTTAGAATTAGCGGACCAGGCAACATCGCCATTAAACGGAGCTGATCATGGGCTACGGGTATGCGCCGACTAAGGCGACAATCATCACGAACACCGCAGCCCATACCGGTCGGTTCGTAAAAATTATGGCGCTTGAGAACTCAGTTATCGCTTCGATGACTACTGCTGCCATTACAGAAAACGGGTCTTCGACTGTCGAAGGAATCAACATCAACACCTCCGCCTGTATCGAAGGCCTCGAGGTGACAAGCATCACCCTTACAAGCGGCACCGTTATTGCCTACGAAGCATGAGCCTCTCGAAGTCGCTAGAGAGTGTTGCAGGCAAGGTCATCAACAAGTTTGGTGGTGATGTGACGATTCGTTATGTGACGGCGGGAACTTACAACACGACGACTGGCGTCATTGCTGAAACCGAGTCGGATACAGACATCAAAGGCGTCGTGCAGGACGTAAGCCTGCGCGAGGTTAATGAGCTAATCCAGGCGGGTGACAAGCGTTTAATCGTCGCTGCGACCGATTTAACAACGACTCCTGAGACTAAGGATCGTGTTGTGATCTCTACCGTCGTTCATCAAATCATCCGAGTCGACACGACTGAGCAAGCGAACGAGCCGATCACCCACGAGTTAATCCTGAGGGCTTAACAATGGCACGTCGTCAGATCCGCTTCGATCAAATCGGAAAGCATATGGAGGGCGAGGTGTTAAAGCTCGTCAGGGTGACGACGCTTGAGTGGGAGGCTCGAGTAAAGAAGGCAACCCCTGTCGATACAAACGCACTACGAGGCGCCTGGGAAAGTAGGGTCGAGGGCTTTGTCGGCGAGGTTAACAACCGCCAGGAATATGCAGAGCCGGTTTGCTACGGCACGAGCCTGCCTGAATCGTGGGGCGGGGTGTACAGAACACGATCGACGCCTCCGACTGTCCCAGGCTTCCCCGACATAATCGGTAAGGAACTTGAATCCTGGTCACAAAGGCAGTACAGAAAGATCGTTAGGGAGAGCTAATGGCTGCCGCTGATCTCAACACAATCAGGGCCACGATCGAGGGTCGATTGGCGACAGAGCTTGCTAGCAGCCCAGCAATCCCTATCGTTTTTCACAATATGGCCTACGAGCCAACACCGGGCTCTTCGTGGGTTCAGTGTTTAACGACCTTTGGCGGTAGCGAGTATTTAGGGCACGGAGGAACGACAGACTCGCAAAACCGCATTGTCGGCTTGCTCCTCATTAACATCTTTAGTGCTAAAGGAGTTGGCCCAGGCGCGAACTACGTTATTGGAAAACGTGTCCGTGATTTGTACAATAGGGCCATCGTGTCGGGGGTTTACTTCGACGCACCAACCGGTCCAGAGGCCTTGGCTGTGCCAGCTCCCGAGGGCTATTTCCAAACTCAGGTCCGTGTGACCTTTGAATTCATCGAGGAACTCTGACCATGGCAATCCTTCGCGGAGAAGAAGGCTCAGTCGAATTTGAGACCGGCAGCGGCAGCCTTGCCGTTGTAGTAGGTACTCGAAGCTGGAGCCTGTCAATTACTAAAGAAACGCTCGACGTCTCCGATCACGGCGACACCTTCCGGTCGTTTGTCGGCAGCATGATTAGCGGTTCTGGCACCGTTGAGCTTGTTTTCAACGAAGGTGAATCCACCCAAAAAGCATTTTTTGATGATGTCTTGAAGGCCAGCGACGCTACAGACGCATCGTTTGAGTTGTTCCGCGCTGGCAACACTAACGACGCTGACTCGTTTACTTTTGCGGGTATTGTCACCGACGCAGAGATTACTTCTACGGTCGGTGAGCTCGTGATTGTTAGCTGCAGCTTTATTACTAGCGGCACGATTTCATCTAACGCTTGATGTAGGGCTATAGTTTGGGCGATAAAGATATTGCCTAAATGCCTGCACAAGAGCGCACCGTTGACATGCTGGTTGGGGCGTTTGACCTCAACCAGCGTCGTAAGTACGTCCTGAAAGACACTGCCGGCAACAAGCTCGTCGATCTTTATTTTAAGCCGATCACAAGATCTGATCGGAAGAAGGCGCAGCAGTTGGCCGGTACAGAAGAAGCTTTAGACATCAGCACAAACATGCTGTGTCAAGTAGCCGAGCTTGAGGATGGCACTAAGGCCTTTTCATCAGGCGACGCAGCAAAGCTACAGCGGAAGCTGCCTGAGTCGGTTCTTAACGAGCTCGAGTTGTTTCTTTTCGGCTTAGGCGAAGAGACGAGCATCGAAGACGCAAAAAACGACTGAAGCAGGACAGGTGGGCTTTTTATGAGTTCTTCCTGGCCTGCGAACTTGGCATGACCGTGAGCAGGCTTCGCACGGAATTGACCGATGCGGAGCTTGTGCATTTCGCTGCTTTTCACCAGCTAAAACAAGAAGAGGAAGAAAAGGCGATGGATCGCGCAAAGCGCGGTCGGCGGTAGCATTAGGATATTGCTAGGGCGGATCTGTGGCAGTTGAGTCCTCTGTACGCCTTAGGGTTGATGGCAGCGGCGCAGAACGTGCCTTAAATCGTGTCAATAGAGCTGCACAGGTCCTGCAGGGAACGGTCGGAAAGGTAACCGCTGCTTTGGCGGGGGTTGGTGTTGTTGGCGGGTTTTTCCGAGGGATGCAAGAAGCCGAAGCCGCTGCGGCTGCGGTAAGGACTCTCGGGGTCGATTCCGAAAAATTAAAAGAACAACTGCGCGGAGTCAGCGCACAGTTGAAAGGGCAAATGAGCGAAACCGCTCTGCTCGCTGCTTCTTATGACGTCGCGTCTGCTGGATTTAATAACGCAGCGAGTGCGTCAAACATCCTTAAAGCAGCAGCCCTTGGGGCAAAGGGTGGCATGTCTGATTTGAACACAGTCGCTAATGCAACGACTTCTGTTCTTAACGCCTACGGAATGAGTTCTGACAAAGCGTCAAAACTTGTCGATGGCTTTATACAAACACAGAATGACGGCAAAATTATTGTCGCCCAATATGCCGCGCAAATCGGTCGCGTAGCTCCGACAGCGGCTGCTGCTGGTGTCAGCATCGATGAACTAAACGCTGCTATCTCTGCTGTTACTGCAACGGGTGTTCCGGTTGAATCAACCTTTGCAGGCATCCGACAAGTTATTGCAGGAGTCATTAAGCCGACTTCGGAAGCTACAACGAGGGCTAAGGAGCTAGGCATTGAGTTCAACACAGCAGCTATTAAGCAGAAAGGGTTCGCTGGTTTCCTCGAAGAGGTAATTGATAAAACTGGTGGCAGTGAGGTCGAGATCTCAAAACTGTTTGGCAGCGTCGAGGCGTTGACGGCAATCATGCCGCTTGTAAATGATCGACTTAAAAAATTCAATACATCATTAGATAATCAGCAAAACTCAGCAGGAGCAGCACAGGATGCCTTTGATGAGATGTCAAATACTCTTGGGGGGCAAGCTACGGCTATAGCTAACAATGTTGGGAATTTGGCGCGAGTTTTTGACAAGGTTTTCGGTCCTGGCCTTAAGGATCTTCTTACGGAAGTAAACGCGCAAATTAGTGCATTTACTAGATTCGTGCAGGGCATAAAGCCAGAGGCAATCCAGGCTGCGGTTTCAATGGCTGGATTTGCTGCAAAGATTTTCCTTGCTAATAAGGCATTTATTCTTCTGCAAAAAACTGCGATAGTTACGTTTGCAAAGCGCATTATTCCTTTGCTTGTCTCGACCAAAGGAAAGCTTGTTGCAGCGAAACTTGCGACAGCAGGTCTTGCAGGGACAATGCGTGCTTTAAAAACAGCGTTGCCGTTCGCAGCAATTGTCATCGGCATTGACGCAATAGTAAGCAGCTTAATAAAAGCAAATGTAGCGCAAAGAGATTTAAATAACATATTAGAGTTCGGAACAGAGAAGCAGATTAAGAACAGGATAGAGGTGCAAAAGTCTACTAGGGCATTGCTAGAAAATACAATCGCAACTTTAAAAAATAAAGCAGCTAAAGCCGCTGAAGACAAGACGCCTACAGCACTCGAAATAGAAATGGGCATTACAACAGGCCCTAAAGAAAATCCGTTTTTAATGCAAATTAAAGCGGCTGAAGCAGAGTTAAAAACGGTAGATAAAACGCTTGTTGACCTTTCAAAAAAACTTTTTGAGTTGTCAGCAGATCGACGAATATCTGAGGCAGAAAGAAAGGCCGAAATAGAAGCGTTGCTCAGAGATATTAGTAACGCAGGAGGTAGTGTTCAAACCACTACGCCAGAGGATGATAGGGCAAAGCAACTAAAGTCTTTAGGGCAGTCTATTATTCTAAAGCGCCGTGAAGCAATTCTCGCGACTAACATAAATGAAACGCAACGAGCTGAGCTAGAAACTTTATTTGAAAAACAGGATATTAAGCGAGCTTATCCACAGCTTACTGAAGAAGAGCTAGCGCCATTGATTAAAATTTTAGAGACAGAATTAGGGATTAAGCTCCAAAATATAGAGAAAAACAAGCTAAAAAAAGAAGGCGCAGCATTGCTTGCTGAGCAGGAAAAACAATACAAGCAGATCGCCGACACAATTCAAAATGGAATTGTTAACGGTATTTACGAAGCGATTGAAGGCTCGAAATCTCTTGCTGCGTCTTTCTCTGGCATTCTTAAGCAGCTAGGAAAAATCTTCCTTGCAAGAGGCATCGGATCTTTTAAGAACCAAGACGGGGCAGGCGGTTCTGGTTTGCTTGGTATGTTTGCAAACGGTGGTCGCCCTCCTGTCGGCCGTCCGTCAATCGTCGGGGAGCGTGGTCCTGAGCTATTTGTCCCAGACCGTGCAGGAACAATTATTCCTAATCATCAGCTAGGCGGCAGCACCAGCGTCGTCGTCAACGTCGATGCTTCTGGCACCGAGGTCCAGGGCAACCAAGGCAAT